CTCGTCTTAGCCCCCCAACTGATTGTTGAGCTAATTCAGTCCTGCTATTGGGACCCCAAGCGCGCCATCGAATACTTAAATGTATTGATCAAGCAAAACCTCTGAGTGATCAGAGTGTTCGCCAATAGCTATGTGTATAATATACACAACTTTGGGTAACTCTTTAATGACTTCACTGTCGCAGGTGTAGTACGCAAAATAGCCTAGCACGCTGTTTTAGTTAAGACATAAAAGCCCCAGAGTTTCTAACCACAATAATAATTGCTACTATTTTTAATAATAACAAATTTCTTACTGCGGCTAGTAAGGCGAAGTTTAAAGGTTTTGTAAGACTAACGGAGTGGATAACTCCGAAAGAATTACCTAAACTTCTTAAATTCGCCATCTGGGCAACGAGAGAGAAAAGATTCCATCAAGACTACAAACTATTTATAGTACGTGTAACTGAACTGATAAATCAGAACGGTTTTAACTTTGCCTTCAAGTATTTGAAAGAATGCTTGAGACTAGTCACGCTATATTTAGCAGGTAGCCCTCAGACCACTAAGGCTCAAAAGGCCATTGGTGTAAGAGTAAACCAGTATGGATTGCCTGTTATAATTCCTCCTTCAATTCGTAAAGAACTTTCGTTCGATACTGTTGAAAGTAGAGTTACTACTCGATGTATCATAACACTTATCTCTATTTTTAGAGTTTTCCCAACCAAAGTTAAACCTGATCTTGGAACTATTACTAGTTCATTCACAGGAACTTCTAGAACGCTTGACGAAAGTCAGCTTTCCGGTTTGGTGAGAAACTTTTGTAAAGGATTTAAGTTAAAGTTTGGTCCAATCAAAGGCTTTATCTCTGAATCCGCGGGACCTATAGCCAAAAAAGCTACTTGGGGAGCAGGAATTGACGCATTAGCGTTATTATTCTACCCTCGACAAGCTTTTTGTGTTTTACGTATTTTAGCCACTCAAAAGAATGGTCTAATGTATGCAATTTCACTGTTGCTAATTTGGTTATCAGTTGGCCCATTATACCTTGTTATGGTATTATGGCACGGTTCAAAGGGTGTACTACCTATTGGACGCCTTTCAGTCGTATATGACCAAGCCGGTAAGGCTCGGATTGTAGCTATGGCAAATTGGTGGATCCAGTTAGTTCTTCTTCCGCTTCATAAAAGCATTTTTTATGTTTTAGAAACGAAGGAAACTGATGGAACCTTTAACCAAGATGCACCTCTTAGTAGACTAATGAAAGCCCCTTTAGAAGGTCACAAGTTTTCATGTTTCGACTTAAGTGCCGCAACAGATAGACTGCCGGTTGATTTGCAAGTACAAATCCTAAATCTATTAGATTTGGATGGTAATGCATGGAAAACCTTATTTGACTATCCTTGGTACTATAAAAATGAAGGTGTTAAATACGAAGTAGGGCAACCTATGGGTGCTTACTCCTCGTGGGCGATGTTAGCTTTAACTCATCACATTGTGGTGCTTTTAGCTGCAAAACTTGCAGGTGTTAAGAATTTTACATCTTACGCATTGCTTGGTGATGACATCGTGATTAATCATGATGAAGTTGCTGAAAAATATGTACATTTAATGAGTACTCTAGGCGTTAGCATTAACATCTCAAAATCTGTCGTATCTGATCAATTGTGCGAATTCGCCAAAAGATTAGTTACTCCAGAATTTGAAGTCTCTCCGATTGGTGCTGGTAATTTATTACTAGTGTCACGGAAGACAGTGATGATAGGGGCTTTGCTAGCAGAGCTGTATAACAAATCAATCGTAGTTGATTCTAAGACGGTTATAGAATTATTAAATTCTTTTCCGCGTAAAGCAGAATTGAATTTTATAATTTTATGGACTTATTTTGGATCATGTCGACACCTTTACTCCGCACGCCTTACATCCACTTTCATGGATATATGGAACACTTACGGTGGTAGTCAACTGATCATGTTTAGTTACGGCTATCATCTATTTAGTGGTTTAAGAACCACTTTATATGATGAAGTTGTATACGAGGCACCCAATAAAGCTTCAGATGAAGAATATAACTTTTGGTTAAAATTCTACAAAATTTCGGCTGTTAAAGGACGGTCCAAAAGACTTCTAGAAAGTCTGACCCTCGTATTTTCGCCGTGTTTGTATTTGTATGGCATTGGACTTCTTAGAGCTACTGAAGACGCAAAACGCAAATCTTTAGAGTTCGAGGAAGGAAGATTTAGACCTGATAAACCAGAAGTTTTACTGGATTATTCCGAGTTTAACACACTTAGTGTTAAATGGTCGAAGAAGACAGCAAAACGATACGGACAGTTTGTTACTAAACTACACAACAATATTAATGAATTAACTCACAGCGAAGGCTATGATTAATCTTAATCTTGTAGGAAGGGTAGAAGCAGAATATCTGTAGTCTGAGTCTTTTCGATCGCATTTAGGGCACTAGATTGAGTTTACTGAAATATTGTAAAACGATTTAGTTCAAGGGCCGAAAGCTCTACCTAATGAAGTTGTCTAGAGAAACATGTAAACATGTACGTTTGCTTAAACAGCTTCTTTCTGAAGTTGGGGTGCAATACGTGTTAG